AAGAGTGGATGGAACAAAGAAAAATGGAGGCAGGTATCATTGACACATCTGTTCTTTTAAATCATTCAGTATTTACCCATGCTGATACGTGGGTGGATTTAATCATACCTCAGACACAAGTATCTGATGAAGCTAGGTTGTTCCTCACGATTAAATTCACTGCTTTCCACGATGCCTTAGAGGATATGGTCAGACTTACAGACTTCAATAGTCTGAGTAACGACCAATTCCACGCAGTTGCTTCTAAAAATCTGAATGAGACTGTCGTATCCTATATTGCAGATGCAAAGAGCCAGGGAATTTCAGACGAGTTTATAGCAGACTTTAATGTTTGGCATCAGCAAGTAGTGGATATCTTAGTGGGTTCTATTGAGGATAATGTATATTCACCTATACATACTTCCCAAAACTCAAAGATGTACGCCATACTAACTGCGTATGATAGCGCATTGGGAGCCACCCTAGAAGATGTGGCAAGGACATTACTACGCAAGTGAGTAAAATACTACGCACTTAGAGTATATAGATGGCAAATATAAACAGCAGAAAGATATCGGAAGCGGAACAGACGCTACAGCTAGCGAAGAGTGACTTAATAGCATTTGGGAAACTATTTCTCCCAGATGATTTTTTGAGAAGTGAAACTCCTCCATTTCATTATGAGATGGCTGATGCTATTGATGACCATAAGTGTAAGCAACTTGCAATTATTTTACCTAGAGGTCATGGTAAGACTGTGCTTACTAAATGTTCAATCATAAAAGATTTTGTATTTTGCCCTAAAGACGATATGCATTTTTATGCATGGGTTGCTGCTACTCAGAAACTTTCTGTAGGCAATATGGATTACATAAAATATCACTTAGAATTTAATGACAGTATTAAGTATTATTTTGGAGCATTAAAAGGAAGAAAGTGGACAGAGGAAGATATAGAATTAACTAATGGATGTAAACTCATTTCAAAAAGTAATGTTGCAGGGATTAGAGGAGGTGCAAAACTTCATAGAAGATACGACCTTATCATTCTTGACGACTTTGAACATGAACAAAACACTATTACCCAAGACGCTAGGGCTAAAAACGCTAATCTTGTTACCGCTGTTGTTTATCCCGCCCTTGAGCCTCATACTGGTCGTCTGCGTGTTAATGGTACTCCAGTTCACTATGATAGTTTTATTAATAATCTTATCGTCAATTATAGTCGTTTTAAAACAAATAAAGACAAAAAAGAGTTTTCATGGAAAGTTATAACATACAAAGCAATACAACCGAATGGTTCTCCTTTATGGGCATCATGGTTTCCGATATCAAAGCTAGAAGAAAAGAAAAAGTTTTACCAAGATTCGGGAACCCCTTCTAAATTCTATCAAGAATATATGATGGAAGTTCAATCAGCAGAAGATGCTGTTTGGCTTCGGTCACATATTAAAGATTGGGAAGGATATTATAAACATGAAGAGGGAATCAATTATCTTGTCATTGGTGGCGAGAGTACTCCGGTTAACACATTTATTGGCTGCGACCCAGCGACAGACATTGATACAAAAGAGAGTGATTTTTCTGTTATTATGGTTATTGCTATTGATGTTGATAATAATTTATATGTGTTGGAGTATGAAAGGCACAGGAGTATTCCAACTATTGGAGCGAAGCGTCAGGATGGTGAACTAATGGATAAGAAGGGGGTCGTAGATTATATTATAGATTTGTACAATAAGTACAAATGTTCATCTGCGACTGTTGAAGATGTTGCTATGAACCGTTCAATCTTTCAGGCATTGAATGATGAGAGAAGAAGATTAAATAGATTTGATTTATCTGTTATACCAGAAAAACCCGGTGGAACAAACAAAAGAAATAGAATATATAGCGGATTAAGTGGTAGATTCAGCATGGGTACAGTACATATAAGGTCAAATATGTTTGATTTAACTAACGAAATTGTTACTTTTGGACCAAGAATGGCACATGATGACACTATTGAGAGTCTTTATTACGCAAACGTGCATTCTTTTCCGCCGAATTACTCGCAAAATAAAGAAAAACGATGGTATAAGCCCCAACGCCAATCAAAACACTGGATTGTTGCATAATGTTTGATAAAATAATAAAAGATGTATTAGCTCACGAAGGAGGATACAGTAACGACAAGGTTGACCCCGGGGGTGAAACTAATTTTGGTATAAGTAAGCGTCAGTATCCTGATGTTGATATTAAAAATTTAACTGTTGATGGTGCTAAAGAGATATATTATAAGGATTATTGGTTAAAAGGGAAATGTGATAAGCTTCCTATCAATATTCAAGGTATATACTTCGATATGTGTGTTAACTTTGGTATTAGAGGAGCATGTAGAGTTCTTCAGAAGGCTGTGAACGGTAAAAAGGCTAATAAGTTAGTCGAAGATGGTAGAATAGGACCTAATACGATTAAGTGTTCTAAAGGATTAGAACCTGATAGGTTAAGAGCCTATAGAGTCTTAAGATTTGCTAAAATAGTATTAGTAAGCAAAAAGATGGAAAAATATTGGTTTGGATGGTTTAGGAGGGCTGTAAAACAATAATGGCAAGAAAAAGTAATAAAGTAAAAGCTAATGAAAACCATATACTTTGGGGAAGGTCAAATACTGCTCAGAGAAATAAATGGCAAACTGTATCTCAACAGGGATATGATTTTTATTTGAATGAACAGCTAACGACAGAAGAAAAAGATTCCCTAAACGATTCGGGTATGCCTAGTTTTATTATTAATAGGATAACTCCTATTATTGAAATTATGAAATATTTCGTTACTGCCAACAGTCCTAAGTGGAAAGCAGTTGGGGCTGAAGGCAGTGATACTGACGTTGCTCAAGTTCACTCAGATGTTGCAGAATACTGCTGGTATCTATCTAATGGTAAATCTATTTATAGTAATGTCATCCTAGATAGTTTAACTAAGGGTATTGGCTATTTTATGTTGGATGTTGACCAAAATGCCGATATGGGTAAGGGTGAGGTTACTTTTAAGAGAGTAGAGCCTTTTGATGTCTTTGTAGACCCTTTGAGTAGAGATTTTCTCTTTAGGGATGCTTCTTTTATAATGATTCGGAAGAATCTCTCTAAAACACAATTAAAATTATTACTTCCTGACTATAAGGCTAAAATAGATAAAGCCGCTGGCAGTTCCGATACTGTAAGTTGGTCTAGAACCGATTTTGGTGACAGGGACAGTATAATAGCAGAAGATGTTGACAGTACATATACATCCTCTGGAGAAGATGATGAGATATTACCATTTTATGAGTGTTATAAAAAAATAAGAGTTCCGTTTTACAATTTGTTAATGCTTGTTCCTCCAACTAAAAAAGAGATGGAACAAATCAAGGCAGATGTTCAGGAACAATTAGCTGAATTTCAGGCAGAAATGCAGGTTCAGTTACAAGAAAAAAGTGCGGAGCTTGACGAGGCAGTCCAAAGAGGAGAAATGATACCAGAGAGGGCTGACCTTGAAAAACAAAAGTCTTCTAAGGATGCTCAAGAAGCAATTCAACAAATGGAAATGCAATTAATGTCTCAAATGCAGGAGGCGGCTTCACGGACAGAAACTAAGATAGTCAGTGAACAAGAGTATAAGATATTAATGGAAAACAAGAAAGTAGCTGGGCAAGTAATTGAGGCTAACAAATTTCATCAAGTAAGGATTGAATTAACTTGCAGTGTTGGTGAAGATACATTTTTGTATGAATATACTTTGCCTATTCCAGAATATCCTATAATACCATTCCCATATATGTATACTGGAACCCCATATGCTATGTCGGCAGTTGTTCCACTTATAGGAAAACAACAAGAAGTTAATAAAGCTCATCAGATTATGATACATAATGCTAATTTAGCTTCTAATTTAAGATGGGTTTATCAAGAGGGTTCTATCCCTGAGGAAGAATGGGAACAATATTCATCATCAGCTGGAGCTCTTTTAAAATATCGTCAAGGATTTGAAGCTCCAACTCCTGTCCAACCAGCTGCTATAAATAATGCCTTTTATACTATTACACAAGAAGGTAAGCAGGATATGGAATATATTAGTGGTATTTATTCATCAATGATGGGAAATACAAAGGAACAACCTGAAACTTACAGGGGTTTGCTTGCTAATGACGAATATGGCACAAGAAGAATTAAAGCATGGATGACTAATATTGTTGAACCATGTTTAGAGCATTTGGGTAGAGTTTTCAAGGATGTTGCTCAAAGAGCATATACGGTTAATAAAGTATTTAGGTTAGTACAACCAGAAGCTGGACAATCAATAGATGCAGCTCAAGAGAAAGATGTAGAAATTAACATTCCAATCTATAATGATTATGGAGAAGCCATAGGAAGATGGATGGATTATGAAACTGCTAAGTTTGATGTTAGAGTAATTGCTGGTTCCTCAATGCCTCTTAATAGATGGGCATTATTAGAAGAATACTTTAGATGGTTCCAGGCAGGTTTGATTGATGATATTGCTATGATAGCTGAAACTGATGTTAGGGGTAAGAAGAATATTATAAAAAGAAAGTCTTTATATTCTCAGTTACAGTCACAAGTTGCTCAGATGGAAGAAGCTTTGAAAGATAAAGAAGGAACCGTTGAGACATTAGAGCGTCAATTAGTACAGGCTGGTATTAAGGCAAAAGTACAAGAAGGTGGAGTAGAGGTTCGTAAAGATGTATTACAAACTGAAGCTCAGCAAAAACTACTTCGTGGAATGATGCAGAATGAATTCGATAACTTTAAAAAGGATATGCGCAGAGAAATTGATAAGGCAAAGGATGATGCAAAAAATAGCGCAGAAACTAAATAATATTATTGATTATAACAGATGAAAAGAATTAAATTAAAGAAAAGGAGCAAGTAATGACAGAAACACAAACAGGTAACACTCAATCTGAGTCCCCTGATGTGGACATTATGAATTTAGAAGATAGTCAAGTTGGAACCAGTCCTGAGTCCCAAGCATTTTTTGATGCTTTAGACCAACAGACAAATGGTGCAATCTTTGACGACAACCAAACGCAGACAACCTCCGAAGAACCACTGGATAACAACAGAAGTTCGAGCCCTGCGGAAGGAGCTGAGATTAACACATCTAATAACACAGATGCGGAAAATCTACAGCAAAGGTACTCGGCATCAAGTAGGGAAGCGAAGCGTCTCAATGGTCGCTTGTCCGAATTGGAACCGTATCTACCTATCCTAGACGCAATGAAAGAAGACCCCAATTTAATTACTCATGTGAGGAATTACTTTGAGGGTGGTGGAAACGCCCCTAATAGTATGAAAGAACAACTGAAAATAGATGAGGATTTTATTTTTGACGGTAATGATGCCTTTGATAATCCTAATTCTGATTCTGCTAGAGTTCTAAATGCGACAATAGATGGGTTGGTCCAAAGAAGGTTGTCAGACTATTCTAGAAAACAACAATCCGAAAATCAACAATTAGCTAGTGAGAGCGATTTCAGGTCAAGGCACGAGATGGACCAGAATCAATGGGAAGACTTAGTGTCTTTTGCCAAAGAGAAAAAGCTCGATTTAGACGACATTTATTATCTAAAGAACAGGCAGAGCAGAGATAAGAATATACATCGCAATGCTCAACAAGAAGTAGCCAATCAAGTAAGGAGTACTCAGGCTCGACCTCAGTCCCTTGCTTCGACAGGCGGAGCACCCCAAGAAGACCAATCCCCAGAAGATTCAGTGTTTGACCAGTTATTAGGCGGCGAGAACTTAACCCGTCTACTTGGCTAACTAGGTCGAATAGCCGCCATAGTAGACACACATAGGAGATAAACTATGGCACAATCAGATGCAGCCTATCCTGTCAATCACCCACTATATTTAAAACATAGTTCGGGACTGACAGAGGGAGGCTCAGGACCATTCGCTGGTTCAGCACTTAGCACAGGTGACCTTCGGAGGAAATGGAACTTTGCCGAAAGGTTTAGTGAGTTGGCTTTAGACCAAACACCATTTTTTCGCTTGGTTTCCAAAGTTGCTAAAAAACCTACTGATGACCCGTCGTTTAAGTTTACCGAAAAACGTCAATCGTGGATGAAACGTTATGCTTATGTTGTTGGTCAAGTAATTACTGGAGACGCAGATTCTTTTGCGAACGCTGCATTCCGTAATTACAATGACTCAGCAACTGCAGCAGCTAACGAAGCCATCGCGACTGGCGATACTGTGAAATTGTATATGGCTACAGATTATGAATCGGCTGGAAATATTCAGAATATTTTTGGTCAATCCACTGGAGCTATTGCAGTTGGTGCAGCAGGTACAGCCCCCGAATTCCTATTACCTAACCAGATTCTTCAGGTTAATTTGTCCTCTACCGCACAAGGTGGAGCGACATCTGGAGTTGTTAGTGGTTATGCATTAATTCAGATTACAGCAGTTACTGCTGCTGAAGTTGATAAAGCTGACTCAGTTGACGAAAGTATAATGATATGCAAATTGGTAACAGGGACAGTGATTAAAGCTGCTAGTGGAGAATTATGTTCTTATGTAGGTGATAAACCTAAAACACAAGTCTATGATAAAGACGTTTCTGGCGGAAAGCTAGGAGTTAGTCTTGAATCAATGAGGTCTTATGTTGTAGGTAATGCTTACGAAGAAGGTTCTTCATTAATGGGAAAAACCTGGAAAGATAACCCTTACAGTACTGGTTATGGACAAACTCAGATTTTTAGGTCTGAATTTGGTATGACTAATACTGCTCGTGCAACTGTTCTTAAATATGAACCCAATGAATGGGCTCGTGTTTGGAGAGACAAGTTAATTGAGCATAAGTGGGAAATCGAACAAACAGGTTTGTTTGGCTCACAGTATACCGACTCTTCTGCTGAAATCAACTATACACAAGGCGCAGTTGACTATATATCT